TGATGTATTGATTAGTGAAGGACACGCTGTTGCATATACCGGCGGTAGTAAAGAGGATGTTCAAGCACAGCATTTGGCAAATAGACAAAGATTGATTGACGAAGGAACGGTTGTTGTTCCTGAAGGACTTTAAGAAGTAATGGCAGCCGTACAACGAAGCGGTGATGCCAATACTGGTGGTGGAGCAATTAGTTCTACTGCACAGTCAACTGTCTATGCAAACAGTAAATTAATTTCAGTAAACGGGTCTACAGTTACAACACACGGCGTATCTCCAAATGTTCATGCTGGTGTTACAACTGCAAATGGAAGTTCGACTGTGTTTGCTGGTGGGATTGCAATTAATAGGACTGGAGATGCAGATAGTTGTACACACACTAGAACGGGCGATTCTGATGATGTTTTCGTTGGGTAAGATATAAATATTACAAAAGGATGGGAATCTAAATGTCAAGATATGACGCCACACAAACTAATGAAAGCACAAGAAGTTCTAAGATTTTTAAGGACCTTAATTTAGACTTTCAACAGAATACTGCAACAAAAGATATTCAGAAGATTACTGATGTTGAGTCTGTAAAAAGAAGTGTGCGAAACCTAATCAATACCAATCACTACGAAAAACCTTTTCACCCTGAAATTGGTTCTAACTTGAGGGGGATGCTGTTTGAGTTAATGAGTCCTCAAATGAATCATTTAATTACAAAACAAATAGAAAATTTAATTAACAATTACGAACCAAGATGTAGATTAGTTCAAGTACATACACAACCAGAATTTGAAAGAAATGGATATAATGTTCAAATATCTTTCTATGTACAGAATTATCCTAACCCTGTAGTAGTAGAATCCTTTTTAGAGAGATTGAGATAACCTATGGCAACTAAACTAGAAATTTCAGAATTAGACTTTGATGGAATCAAAGCAAACTTAAAAACCTTCTTATCACAACAGAACGAATTTACAGACTACGACTTTGAAGGCTCTGGTATGTCAGTACTTCTTGATGTGTTAGCATACAATACTCACTACCTTGGTTACAATGCCAATATGTTGGCAAACGAGATGTATCTCGATAGCGCTGACTTGCGTTCTAGTGTTGTATCACTCGCAAAACAAGTTGGTTATACCCCAACAAGTTGCACATCCTCAACAGCCACTCTTGATGTTCTAGTCAATAATGCTTCTGGCGCTTCTCTCACAATGTCAAGAGGAACTAAATTCACAACAACAGTTGATGGTCAATCATATAGTTTTGTAAACAACGCTGATGTGAGTATTAACCCAACAGATAGTGTTTATAAGTTTAGTAACTTAGTTGTTTATGAAGGTTCATATTTAAACTACAAATACACAGCAAGTACATCTGATATTGACCAAAGGTTTATTATACCAAACGATAGTGTTGATACAACTACACTAACTGTTAAAGTTCAAGAATCATCTTCTGATGCGACAACAAAAACTTATAAATTGGCAAATGGTATTGATTCACTAGATTCAACATCTGAAGTATATTTTCTACAAGAAGTTGAAGGCGGTCGTTTTGAAGTTTATTTTGGTGACGGCGTTCTAGGTAAAGCAATTGCAGATGGTAATATTGTTATATTAGATTATATTAATTGTAATAGAGATGCACCAAACGGTGCTACAACATTTACTCTATCAGGAACAATTGGTGGATTCTCTAGTGCAACAATTACAACAATCAGTAATGCTTCAGGCGGAACTGGGCTTGAGTCAATTTCTTCTATTAAGTATAATGCACCAAGAGATTATACTGCACAAGACAGAGCTGTTACTGCCGAAGATTACAAAACACTTGTAAAAAGCCTATATGCAAATGCACAATCTGTTCAAGTTTATGGTGGTGAAGATGCAGAAACTCCTGACTATGGTAAAGTTTATATTTCTATCAAGGCAAAGTCTGGGTCAAACCTAACAGTTGCAACGAAAGAAAGTATTGTAACAAGTCTTAAATCATATGCTGTTGCTTCAGTAACGCCTGTGATTATTGACCCTGAAACAACATATATCACACTTGTTGTTAATTTTAAATACAACAGCGGTACAACAACAAAAGATGTTACTACACTTCAAACAAATGTTCTTACAAAGATTGCAAGTTATAACAACGACACATTGGAGGATTTTGCTGGCATGTTTAGATACTCAAAATTAATAGAGGCAATCAATGACGCCGATACATCTATTTTAAGTAATATTACAACCTTGAAGATGTACAAATATATTACTCCGACATTGAATTCAGGATTAAAGTACACACTTAACTTTAACAATGCATTATATAATCCACACTCTGGTCATAACGCCTCTGGTGGTGGTATTATTTCTTCATCTGGATTTAAAATTAATAACGATAGTTCTACAAACGAACACTTTTTAGATGATGACGGCGCTGGTGTCATTCGAGTATATTATCTAAGCGGAACAACAAGAGTTTACACAGACACAACATACGGTACTGTAAACTATACAACGGGTGAAGTGATTCTTACATCATCTCACATTACAAGCATTTCAAATGTAGATGGTGCAACAAGCACACAGATAAGAGTATTTGCAATACCAAATTCTAACGACATTGTACCAGTAAGGAACCAAGTACTATCTATCGACACATCTAATTCATCAATTACTGGTGAAGTTGATGGTATTGTAAGTGGTAGTTCACAGGCAGGAACGACATATACTACAACATCTAGTTATTCTTAATCAATGGCAACAAAATATAAAACTAACAAGAGGAAACTTTCCTCACTTGTAAAACAACAAGTACCTCAATTTGTCTTAGAGGACCATCCTAAGTTCACAGAATTCCTGTCGTCTTACTTCTTATTTATGGAGTCGGCAGAATTAAATCTGACAGACATTACAGAAACAGATAATATTCTTTTAGAAACTGAAGGCACAGGTAAGTTTTATGTATTGCTTAACCAAACAGACCAACATGGGCTAAATGCCGGCGGACAGATTGTAGAAGAAACAACTACATTTAGTGGTTCTTTTGCTAAGAATGAAACGATTACAGGTTCTACATCTGGCGCCACTTCGACAGTTCTTGCAGAAGATACAACAGATAATTCAAGACTATTTGTTTCGGCCAACAATGCATGGATTACAGGAGAAACTGTAACTGGAGGTACTTCTGGCGCAACTGCAAAAGTTGGTAAGTATCGTGCAAACCCTGTTGAGAATCTTCAACAACTTCTAAACTATTCTGACCCCGACCACACGATAAGTGATTTCTTGACACAGATGAAAGAGGAATTCCTTAATTCGATTCCTAAAGACACACACGATAGTGTAGACACAAGAAAACTTATTAAAAATATTAAATCTTTATATCGTGTAAAGGGAACAGCAACGGCTCATAAGGCATTTTTTAGATTACTATTTAATGAACCATCTGAGGTTTATTTACCAACTAATGATATGTTGCGTTTATCAGATGGAAAATGGTCATCACAAAATTTTATTCGTTGTACACAGACAACAGCTCAGGCGGTAAATAACAGTCAACTTTTAGTTGGTCAGAAAATAACACAAGCTAATAACCCTGCATCCGATACTATTAATTTAGCAACTGCGATTGTAGAGAATGTTACGAAGTTTCAACAAGGCTCTGTCGAAATACTTGAAGTAGAGATTAATCCTGAAACCACAACAGGAACTTTTATTAATGGAGAAACTGTCGAAGGTGTAAGTAAGGACGATTCAAATGTAATTATTAAGATGTCTGTAAGTCAGGCAGTTTCAGCCACGACAATTACAAGCGCTGGAAGTACACTAACTGTTGGTGACGAGGCGACACTAAGTGGTGGCGCTGGCGAAGGTGCTCGTATTCAAGTTCGTGATATTCAAGAAGGTGGGGTTGATGAAGTTATTATAAACGCTGTTGGGTCAGATTATGAAATAGGAGATACAATAACATTTAGTTCTGGAAGCGCTGAAGCAAAAATAGCTATTGTAAATGGAGGATTTGCACCAGAAACAGGAAGTGTTGATATACATGTTGAGTTAGAATCAGGCACAATTACAGGCAGCGGTTCTGGTGATTTATTACTAGAAACATATTCAGACGGCACAGAACATAAATTCTTAGATTCTGCTTCACAACATTATGACACAGAAATCAAAATAGAATTAGAAAACGAAGTTGGTCATATGTTATCTGAAACTGATAACGGTAATCAATTTTCTGAAAGAGATTATATTGTTAATCAAAAACATAAGCCAAACTTACCTTACGACATGGAAGCAACAGACCATGTAACAATGGAAGATAATGGTAAGATAGTTCAAGAAAACCAAACAACTGAACAGTTTGAATTTGCATATGAAGGCGCTACTCTTACTAACGAAGTTGGTAATATAGCATTAGAGAATGAAGTTGGCAACCTCGTTAATGAGGTGCAAAATACAGATACAGGTGATATAACAGACATAAGAATCATTTCTGCTGGTGGAGGATATACAACTTTACCTACTGCAACAATTACTGTCGGTGATAGATTCTTAGGTTTAGAATCTCAAACTAACAGACAGCGTTTAGGAAATATTATATTAGAAGGCACATCAGGTGACCTAACTGGGTTTTTAGAATTTCAACAAAATGACGGCAATATAATAGATGAACAAGAGTCTACAGTCGCTCTTGAGGGCGATGGCACAGGTGCAGGCCGAATTGAATTTGAACAGGGCGGAAGAGCACTATCTGAAACATTTACTGGTACTTCGGCAACACTTATACCGTACGGCACAGGTATTGGTAAGGCAACATCATTGAATATTGTTGAGCACGGAATTAATTATACATCAGCGCCGACAATTTCATTCCCTCATTATGCTGTTCTTAAAACAGTTTCGGGGTCTGCTACAGAAGATGAAACATTTACATCTAATATAAGCGGTGCAACAGGAACAGTTGTTGACTACACAGCGCCTCTTTTAAAATATACACCAACAACAA